CAGTTGATCCACACCCACCAGCTTGCCCGCACTGACATTCGCACCGTCGGTGCCGGGTGTGCCCGTCACGAAGGTAAAGGTGAACGCGTACGGCGCCGCCGCAGTCGCGTTGGCATTCGCGACGACGATCTGGCTAGGCCCGCGCTGCGGCCCCTGTCCACCATTCACTGCCGCCGCCAGGTTGTGCCAGAAGGCAGTTCCTGTACCACCGATATTGTCGAACAACTCGATCGATCCGCCGGGCAGCGACACCACCAGCCGCCACGTCCCGGCCTGCGACCCGGTCGTGAGCGTCACCGAGATCTGGCTACCCAGACTGCCCGTGTACAGCGCGGTAAACAGAAAATTAGTGTTTGGCACAACGAACTGTGCCGCTGTGTCGGTACCGTCGGTCACCCGCACGCAGCGGAAGTTCGCCGCTCCCTGCTGCACTGCGGTCGCTACTTGCGTGGCCATATCGTACTTCCGCGCCACGACCGGACCGAAATTGTTCGCGTAGTCTGCCATGGTGGCCACAATCACGGGCTGTCCCACCGGTCCCCAGCTCGCCGTGCCCACCACGCCGACCACATTAGTCGGTACACCATTAAGCATCAGATTCTGCGGCGGCACGATCTGCACATACAGATCCGGCACCACCAGTGCGGTGGTGTTCACGCTGCCCTGTTGGATGATCGGCATTCCTTAACCCTTCTGCTTCGGTTCGCTTTGTGCCGGCGGTTGCACTCGCACCACACAGGCCACCTGCTCGGATGCCGATATGGTTGCGATCGACGCTGCGTCGCCGATCACGTCGCCCTTTGCATACTTCCCGAAAGGACGCACCACGACGAATTGGATGGTCATTGCAAACTCCTGGTCAACTGAGCAGGGTTGTCACGCCGCCCGAGCCGAGCGGCGCGAGCGTCGTGTCACCAAAGATCATCGACGGTAGCGTGTTGGAAATCGTGGTCAGGTAATCCACCGAATAGACCAGGTCACGCCGGTACAACGCCGCATCCTGGCTCTGGTCGAATTCCGTCGTCGCCACATAGCGCAAACGTCCCGAACTGCCGTCGTTGAGAGCGATGAAACTGATCGAAGACAGCGCATTGTCGATCGTCGAGGCAACGCTGTCGCGCGAAGTTGGGTCCGGGCACCAGCAGCTGATCCGGAACTGCTGCAGCTGGCTACGCGTCCAGCAAAGCACGGGCTGATCAGCCACTATCCGACCCAATAGCAATCCCACGCCAGGCACCGTTATGGTCGCTCCGTTCACCAATGCAATGCGTTGCGTACGGATCAACTCCGCAAGCGCGGCAGCCACCAGCTCGGGCGTGTCTTCCGCCACCGTCCGGTGGACGACAGCGAGCGAATCCACCAGCAATCCAGCCAGTTGCCCAGTCCCTGCGGATCCCGCGAAGGTCGCGCTCGACCCGATCACGTTCACCGTCAGCGATGGCGTTACGTTGCCTGTTCGCATCAGTCCCTCGACCCAGCGCGTCGTGTTGCGTGAAGTATCCGCTTTGGGGAATACAGTGACGTTCAGTGTACCTGCAGCCAGATCCGTCCGCAGCGACGCCGTGTTCGGCCAACCACGATAGATCTTCACTGTCTGCGCGAGCGCGCCGCCGGAAGATGACCCATTTGGGTACAGGACATTTGTGATTGTCGATACCAGTGCGTTTTCGACGTCAGACTGGTCGGCCATCGCCCCGAAATCCCCTTGGTCGAGACGCGCCTCGACACGTAAGTCCGCGGTGTCTGTGTCAGCGCTCGAGCCGCGATCCGCAAGGACCGCCGACGGCATCTGTCACAGCACGGCCGTCCAGCGGAGCAGCGGCAAGTTGGTTCCGTCGGCGGTCATCTCGAGGTAGCCGACGCATCGGGCATTCGGTGTCGGCTGCGTCGAGTGGTAGGCGCCGACCGGGCTGTTGCTGCCGTGCAGCGGCGCGGGAATTGGTGCGACCGTCGCCGTTGGCGGTGTCATGGTGCTGTCGAGCCAGAGAGCGTACTCGGGCATCGTTGTTCTCCTTCACTAAGACTTTTGGTGGCCGCGCTACTCACCGTCTCGTTGTTTCTGTGATAGCCAACAGCGCAGAGGAACACCTGTACAACAGGCTGGCGCGATTGAAGGCAACACGGTAACGCGCTCCAATTCGACCGACCTCAGGACGCCGACTGCCGCACTGCCAGCCGCCAACCCAGTTCGGTGCATTCGGCGCTGTCGACCACGCCGCTGCGACCTAGGTCGTCGGTCATCGTGTCGCCAGGCAGCAGCGCGAGCCATTCGAGCGGTGGTAGCAGTACGGACCACACGGCCTGTGGCAGCGTCGTTGTGGTCGCTAGTTCAATCTGCCCCTTTGCGTCTGGCGTCGCCATCGCCGCCGGCCAGTTGGTCAGCACGACGGACGCCGTGCCGGACGTCACGCCGCCATACGAATTTGCCCCCGCGCTCACCGGTCCAGACGGGCGCACGAAGCTTAACCGCCGGAGCGTTCGTACGCACAGTGGCGCCACGATCGGCAGCTGTGCCGCCACGAACCAGGTCGCGCCATCCGCGCGCACCAGGTAATCGCCGGGTTGCGTATAGGTGGCGTCGAACACACCCTCCCATAACGTGTCACCGTAGCCGCCTGCACGGACGGCCCTGATACGCGGTCGATTGAACGCAGCCCGCAGTCGCAGATAACGGTTCGTCAGTCGTAGGGGATCAGCTTTATCGGTTGGCCGGTAGGCATCCGTCGTTTCACCGGTTGCCCGCGCGGCCATCCCCAGGCCGTGCCACACCTTGGCGCTCAGCGTACGTTCGTGCATCACACCACCAGCACCACACCGCCGCTACCCAACGCTGGCCCGGGTGGCACACCCATGAAGCCGCACAGCCGCCGCCGCCAGTCATCTAGCAGTCTTGTGCGGTCACGTACCTCGTCGCGGTTGTGTGTCCACACCCCGGCCTGATCGGTGTCGAGGTTCCCGGCAGCTTCTGTCACCGCCCGCTCGAGCCCCGCTAGCGTGGGTAGGAAATGCCGCACGACTACCTCCTCCGAGGCGGACAACCACAGAAGGCGGTACTCCAGCAGCCCATACACTTGGTAATACCGCCACCCCTGCAGCAACCCGCCCACACCGTGTGCAGGATAGCCGCAGAAACGGCGTATCTCGGTTTTCTCGGCCTCGTTGAACGCCATGCCGTCGCTCCCGTCCCACGAATGCCGAACACCAGTTCCGCCGGCGGACCGCGCTGCTTGCGCCGTCCGCCGTGGCCCGCCGTCAGCCGATATGCTCAATCATCACCGCCCGTTTGAAGGCGGCGTTGGTTGCGGTTGGTATCGTGGTCGGCGATGTCGTGGTGTCCGACGGAGTGCAGAACCCGCCGATCCAGTACCAAGACTGTGCGATGATCTGCTGCAACCGGTCGATCGGCTCGCGTGTCACCATCGCCACCCCATCCACCACCGAGATAATACTGTCCTTCGGCGCCACGTCGGCCGCCGCCAGCCCGGCATAGTCACCCTCGATCAACGCTCCTTTGCCGCACACGATCGGCCGCCGCACCACCGCCCCGGCAAGGGTCGGATGCGGCTGCACATATGCTTCGGTCGTCGGGATGAAGCGCAACCCCAGGAAGTCGTTGATCATCCCCTTGCGAAACACCTGGTTGGCCGAGGTGGCACCGATGAACAGTTGTCTGAAGTCATTATCCGCGAACAGCTGCCGGGCCGAAACGGGATCGACATAGCAGTTGAACACGCCGTCGATCTCCGGCACCGCGTTCATCCGCAGCAACGCCACCGCATTCAGCAGCGCCGCCATGGTCAGCGTATCTCCGGTTTGCAGTGCGGTCGTGTTGTTGCGTGCGTTCGGTCGCACCACAGCACTCGCCGTCGCCGCCGTCACGGTATTGAGCATGGTGGCATCGGCCACCGTCACCGCGCCGGAAAAGGTCAGCGTTCCCGAGACGCCGCCCGGCGTGGTCGACACATTCACCGCGTCGACGCTCGTCCCCACCAGGGTGTAGGCATCCGACCCGACGGTCACGGTCAGCGACGCAGACCCACCCACTGGTGTCTGCACGCCGTTGACGAACGTGGTCTGAAAACCACGCACGTCGTCTACCGCCACCGTCGGCCCGGACGATGCCAGCGTGGTCCGCACCCAGGTATTGCCGCCGAAATATGCAGCGAACAATGCGTTACGAGCCAGTTCGTCCAGACTGCGCGCGGCCTGCTCGCCATTGGTCGCCGCGTTCAACAGGAACTGGCTGGCGATGCCTACGCGGCTGGTCACCATATTCAGATCGGTGGTGGCCGCATAATGGTTGATCGTGATGGTGTACTGTTCGACGGAGAAGGTCTGCGGCGTCAGACCGTTGTCCAGATTGGTGTTGGTCGAAGGGACGACCGGCACCGTCACGCTTGGCTTCAGTCCGGCACGCGTCTTGGTCAACGTTTCGCCGATGCCGACCGCGAATTCCTCGCGGTCCGCCACAGCACGATAGCCGAGGCGGCTGCGCAGGACTTCCTCGAACTCGCGTTCGAGGAAGCCCTGCTGGATGATCGACTGCAGTGCGGCGGGAAAATTCTGGATGCCCATGCTCTACTCTCGTGGTTGCACGATCCCCGGCGCCCATCGCCGCGGGGTCCCGGTCGGTCCGTCTGTCGCAATCTTTCAGCGCCGGCGCAGCAGATCGGCGCGCGCGGCGAGCCACTCTTTGGTCGTCATCTGAGTGGCCAATCGTGTCCGTGGTGGCTCCGCCGGCGGCGGCGTTGCTGCACTCGACGCACTTGCACCGGCGAACAGCCACGGCTTGGTCCGGCGTAGCGACTGCATCAGCTCTGCCGCGCCCTGCACATCTCCGGCCTCGTCGACGGTAAGCACGCTGGTGTCGACCAACTTTAGCCCATCGAGGTCCACTATCCTGGCGCGTAGCGCCTCGGCCTTTAACTCCGCGCGAATCAGCCGCTCGCGACTCTGTGCTTCCATCTCCGTAAGGCGGCGCTGTAGTGCCACGGCACGCGCCTCCGCGTCCTCAGCCGGCACGCTCTGCAGGTCGTCTTCGCTCATGGGATCCTCTCGGCTGCGATCCGCGCCAACTCCGCTGGGGCGTCTTCAATGTCATAGACGTCAGCAATGGATTTGAGTGCGGTTTGTCTCGAGATGGTACCGCCGGAAGCCAGCACGCGCAGCGTCTGTGCGTCGCGCAGGCGGTCTTCTGCCGTCGGCGGGTACCATCGCGGCCATTTCAGACCAACCCGTACCGATAGATCGAGCGGCGGAATCTGTTCTTCATACGTGCGCAGCGTGTAGCGATTGGAAGCGCGGATCACCATTCTCGCCAGTTCCAGCAACCCGGTACCGTAGCTGACTCGGAGGTTGTCGGCGAGCCACACCAACCCCTGGTTCATCAGTTCCAACGCGCGCCCCGACTGTGCCGCTGACAGCCGCTCCGCCGAGGCGCGGTTACCGTGCACGCCCTCCAGCGCCAGCTCGCGCAGAGTGCGCACATATTCGATCACTGCCGCCGCCGCGGTACCATTGATCTCCAGCAGTTTGGCGTCACCCTTTTCGGACACCACCAACGCGTTGCCACCACCGCGGACCAGTTCACCGTCCATCGCTGCCGGTTCGCGCACGAGCAGCGTAGGATCCGAGCTGTATTTCAGTCCGCGTCCTGCCTGA